TTCCCAAGATCTATATCCTAATAAATTCATCCATAATCTTCTAACTTGAGAATAAATACTCATCCCTTGTTCTATTTTCTTTACAGCAGTCTTAATTATATTTACTTCTCTTTTTGTCCATTTCATCTCTTTCTCTCCTACTATACTATATTATACTTTCAATGCTTCTTCATAAGACATTACTTTTAATCCTCTTTCTGTAAATGCATCACATTCCATCCTACAACCCTTAGAATTTTCCCAACCCGGTGCTAATATAATACCATCAAACTTAGTCTTTGCAATAAATTCCAAATCTAATTTATACCACGCTTCATGCTCATGTCTACTTAAAAACATAGGTGAAGCCCTATGAATTGGATGAGTATGAGATATCGGTGAATAAACATTATATCCTGCCTCAAACAATCTTGCAGCTCTCTGATTACACAATTCAAAATTAGCCTGTTCACCTTCCGGAACAAACTTACCATTTGTATCTTTACATGTATACGGATGTGCTAAATAGAAAAAACCTTTTGATTTCATCTTACTAACCTTCCTTTCAATTTACTTTAATTTATTTTAATACCCAAGATAGGATTCGAACCTATACGCTCATTACAAGCAAGGGATTTTAAGTCCCCCGCGTCTGCCTATTCCGCCACAAGGGCAAATTGGTGCAATTCAGTTACATTACATAGCAGGTCATACACCAGTAACCCTAACGCCATAACCCTCTAATGGGTAGTCAACTGATTCAATCTTTCTCATATGTTAATTGATCTTTTTTTACTGTAATAACCCTACCATACTCAAATGTTGGTTGTGGTAATTTTATCAATACTAAACTATCTTTACATTGACCTATTCCAACTTCAAGCAATCCATTTGTAAATAACCTTAATTTTTCTAAAAGTATCACCTTATCTCTTTCCACAAACATCGAAAATCTAGTTCCATCAAACATTTTTCCACTAACAGCATATTCATTACTAAACTGTCCTTCTGATACTTTTACTTTTAATCTAACCATCTCTCAATTCCTCTCTAACCAATCTAATACTATTAAAGCTATTGTTTGTCTACTTCTTAATGTTCCTCCCGCTCTACCTATTAATTCATTAACTGCATGTAATTTTCTTACTAAACCATTATCTAACTCATTTAATTCAATTTCAAACATCTCAGCAGCTGATCGACAAAATAAATTATTTCTATCAAAATCTTGATAAGAATCAAAATTTTCTTTTTCTATATCTTTATCAGCTACTACTTTACCTTCTTCTAACTTTACTTCATCAGTTCTAGTATTCCATAATATCTTTGCTCGTTCTTTATTTTCATCCTGTGGGCCAAAAGCTCTACAATCATCGCATACAACATCCCATTTATCTATTCCATCAGCTCTTACTTGACCTATACCTATATTAGTACTTCCACAAAATGGACATTCTTTCATAATCATCTTTTTCTCTCCTAAAAACTAAATTGTTGTTGTACTCCCACTTTATCTTTTGCTCCTTCTACCTCTTCTATTACATGAACATCCTTAAATTTCTCCTCCCATATTTTCTTCCCACGTTCTTTTGCTAGCCAGCCAACAGACTTTTTAATAACATCTTCACTTACTATAGGAACATAAGAAAGCGTATCCATATTAAATACTGTAGGTGTCCTAGATTCTCTTCTTATAACAGGTTCACCTTCTATTTCTTCTGGAGGAACTCGTGGAGGTTTTTCTCCTAATAATTCTTCTTCAGGTGTTTCTAATTCTTCTCCTGGAAGACCTTCTTCTCTAATTTCTTTAGGTAATAAAAATTGATTTATATCAAAATCTTCTAACTTCAATATCTTATGATTAAGATAATCTATTACCTTCTTAGAATCTATATCTGGAACAGCTTCTTTTAACATTCTAACCATTTTCTCTACTGTATCAACACCGGTATCTAAACTCTCTCTTAATGACTCTTCTTCTGCTGTAGATGTCTCAGACATATTAACTTCAAACAAATTAGGATCTGGGTCCATATTCATATAAGCGAGATGTACCTGACATATCCTCTTAATACCATTCCTTAATGCTCTTTGCAGTCTCCTTGAAGATCTTGCAAACCTTATATCTAATTTCTCTATAGCTTGTGAACCTAATGATCCGCTTGCTTCTTGTACAAAACCTCCTAACAAAGATAACGGACATCTTAATGCACATGCTAATTGATTTCTTAATTCTTCTATATCTACAATCCATCTAATATCAGCATCTCCACCTACTTTATCATAAGTAAGATCTCCCGTATCTCCCCATACTGGTACGAATAAATCTTCTATCGCCGCCATCGGATTGGACTTGCTATCATAGTTAGGACTCAAACTACTTGTATCTATAGCTCTTGCCCTTTTAACTAGCGTAGCATATTGATCTACTAATTCTCCTACTGCTTCTAAATTCTCTCCCGATACTTTTAACTTCCAGACATAACGAATAATTCCTCTAGTCAATCTTGCTAATAATAAACTATCTTCTGCCATCCTAAGTCTTCTATATAATGGCAATGCATTTATCAAAAGTGAAGTCCCATATCTTGTAGTCGCCTGTAACGTTTCCATTCCACTAAGTAAATACATTGTACGAAATTCTGAATACGATTCGTCTCCCCAAGGATTTCTTTTCTTCTTTGCACCAAGTAGTCTAAAATGAACCCAATCCCACGGTGCCATTAATTTCTGTTCTCCTGTATATTGACCTAATGGAGTTTGATAAAATCCTACTAATAAACCTCTATGATCTACTCTACTTATATTTAGTGGATGCTGCGTATCGTCAATAGATATAATACCCTCTCCAGGCATTCCATCTAAATGAACAAATAGATTTCCATAGCCTCCCACAGCAGATGCCCAGTCGAATATTCTTTCTTCTATCCCTATTGTTTCTTGTAAGAATTTATTTAAAGTACGAGCATACGAAGGTGCCTCAGATGTTACCCACACACTCGCATTATGAATACTACTAAAATTTGTACTATAGTCTGCATATAATTCCATAGCACTACTTACAAGCCAATGATTTGAAGCTCTCGAAATCTGATGATATAATGATTGCCTATCCCATTGAACTTGTGTGTCTTTTAAGATATCTGATCTTAGAGTTTCAAATGTTAACCCTATAGATTTTAACAACTTCTTATCATTAGGAGACAAGTGTTTTGTTGTAGCAACTGATGCCGGAATCAACGGAGGTTTTCCAATAAGCTTTTGCAATAATTTGAATGGATTATCCATTACATTTTTCCTTAATATTTTCTTAAAAATATTGATTATTACTAGTATGATTTATAGATGGAATTGTGATTTGCATATTAATAAAATTTGCTTTAAATTAATTATTCTTAATCCAAAGTATACTCTTCTACTAATATATAAATAAATATACGAATATCACCTATAAAAACTGTACTATTTTATTTTGTTAATTTTATCAATTTAATATTATCACAAACACTATCTTTTAAATTACACCAGGGTTTTCCATCAATTACATCACGATATATACAACCATCATTATAATCCTCAATACATTTATTGCCCTCTTTCTCAATACTATCAACAACTATCTCTATCTTTTCTTTTGTATCGAAATCTACTAAAATAGGTATTCCAGAATTTCTTTTTATATAATCAACTTGATATTCTGTAAAAACTCGAACTCTCTTATTAGCAATCTTCTTTCTATGTAAATAAAATGGATTTTCATTTTCATCCAATAAAGGATTGTGAAGAATCGAATCATGATTATACTTAAATGTTAAATCCCATTCAATCATTTTTCTAATGTCCTTCTAAAGATTGCCAATAACCACAATCACATTTATCAGTCGATTTTAAACTCCACTTATATACTCCAAACATATTACAAGAACTCTTATGATCTCCATAATATCTTAAATTCATAAATAATCTTTTTATTTTAACTTTAAGCTCCTCTATTTGCAAAATTTGTCTCAAAGTTATTTGTCTATATTCTTCTGCTCTCTTATTCTCGAATTCATGTACACAATAAGGGCATTGAATCATGATTTTATTATCAGATTCTAAATTTTTTCCAGATATAATTTTCTTCTTAAATATCGGAATATATGGACAATATATAAATCCCTTAAATTCATCTTCTTCTTTAGGAAGTTTCATAGGCGGAAGTGGGGGAATATTTGGGCAATCAGGAATACCAAAATTAATTCTCTTTCGATTAGGCCAAAGCAAATAAATTGTTATAATCAAAAGAATTACTGCTGCAATATAAAAACTAAACATCATCTGTCTCCTTAATTTCAAACAGTATTAATTCTCCATAGAATTAATGTAGCTACAATAACTTCAATTAAAATTATTGTAGTTACTACTAAAAAAGTTTTACTTTTCAACCCCATTAGCTTTCTTCCTTCTTTGCTGAGGGACATCCAATTTTACTGTAAATATAATCTAAAATATTCAAAGCAACACTCCTATTAAAATGCTCAAATAACATAATAGGAATATTGGTCTTTTTAGCTTCCTCAATTTCTCGTTTCATACCATTACTAACAAAACCATTTGGAGCCCAAACTAAAAGAATCTGTCTTTCAGCTACTAATTTACAATCTCCTTGAAGAATATCCCAAACTGTAATTTTCTTTGCCCGCCAAAGAATTTGTATAAGTTCATCTTGATTATGAGGTACATACATATCTAAAATATTCCCAAAAAATCTAGATATCTCCCCTGCCATTTTCTTACCGGCAAGTATATTATTATCAATATCATTTTGAGAAGCATTAGATCCTTTTTCTCCTCTTATACTAGCAGAAAAATAAGCTGTTACTGCAGGTAAATCATTTTGTTTTTTATTAAAATCTATTTTATTTTCCATCAGATTTCTCCTTACTTTCAAGAGCTTCATGTTCTTTTTGTAAATCTCTAGTACAATCTAGAGCTTCATGTTCTTTAATTAAATTTCTATTATTAGCTTCTTCATCAGTATATCCATCT